ATTAGTGAACAAATAGAAATATGTAAATGCCATTGGAAAACTATTTTTGTTGGTAGTTTTATCATGCACTTTATGTTTGACTGGCTCATATTTGGATTTGGGGTATTACTAGGGATGCATATAGGACATTAAATGAATGGGGGAAATAATTAAAGATAAGTTTGCGAAGAGCATGACTATGTTCTTTCGTTTCATAGCCGATACTTTTTTTGCTAAAAGGTATGGGCATCGTGCAGTCGTATTAGAAACTGTTGCTGCAGTTCCTGGAATGGTTGCTGGTGTTTGGCTACATATGAAATCTCTTCGTAAGATGAAGAGTGGCTTGGGTCCAAAGATTCGCGAGATGATGGATGAAGCTGAGAATGAAAGAATGCATCTAATGATTTTTATTGATATCGCAAAACCATCATGGTTAGAACGATACATAGTTTTATTTGCTCAGTTTATTTTTATTATTTTTTATTTACTACTATATATTTTCTTTCCTAAAACTGCTCATCGTATGACACATTATTTTGAAGAGGAAGCAGTAAAAAGTTATACACAATATTTACATATGGTAGAGTCTGGACAAACTGAAAATGTCGACGCACCACAGATAGCGATAGATTATTACAAATTAAAAAAGAGTGCGAAACTAACAGATGTAATTAAAAAGGTAAGGGCAGATGAAGAAAAACACTCGCAAGTCAATAAAAGATATTCGGAGTAGAGACCCTGTTGCCAAAGAACTACGCACACCCAAGTATAGAAGTCAGGTTGTGCCTAATAAAAAGAAACACTTACCACCGATAGAAGAGTTATAAATATAGTAATGAAAATTATAAAGACTACCACACCCAAAGAAGTTCGTGATTTCGATGGTGAATATCCAAAAAAACTAGAACCAACTGATGTTGTCGAGATATTTCAGACTCCACTGACTGGCTCATATAACTGGGATTATACAGTACAAGATAATCGCATTCGTAAGTTGTATGAATTAGGCAAGGAGTTAAACTGGAATGTAGAGGTTGATGTCGATTGGTCGCCAGAGTTTGAAGGTATCACTGATGAAGAGTTTGAGTTTGAAGATAATCAATGGACTGAACATGAAATGTATAAAGGCTGGGATACAAAGAAACGAAAAGCATTTTTACATGACCAAAACGCATGGGCACTTAGTCAGTTTTTACATGGTGAGCAAGGTGCTTTACTTGTAGCAAGTCAGTTAGCATCCTGTGCTCCAACATTCAACGCAAAGTTGTATGCAGCAAGTCAAACCTTTGACGAAGCAAGACATGTAGAAGCATTTAACAAATATTTACAGACAAGAATTAAAACGAGTTGGCCAATAGGAACTGGTCTGAAAACTTTACTAGATAAAATACTTACTGACCCAAGATGGGATTTAAAGTTTATCGGAATGCAAGTAATTATTGAAGGACTCGCACTCGCAGCATTTAATGCTTCAAAAGAATCAAGTCGTGACCCAGTATATAAAGAGATGATTGGATTAATTATTAGAGATGAAGCTAGGCATGTGACTTTTGGTATTAATTATTTACATGAGTTTGTTAAAACTTTATCAGAAGAAGAAGTATTAGATCGTGCTAAGTTTGCACTTGAAGCATGTACAGTATCAAGAAATAGATTAAGACCTTTTGAAGTATGGAAAAAATATGGATTAGATTTAGTAGCAACTGAAGAATATTCAAAAGAAAATTTATTTCAAACACAGTTTCAAGAAGTATTGTTCAGTAGAATAATGCCTAACCTGAAAAAAATTGGATTACTTCCTGAAGAAGTTATTCCTGGATATGAAAAACTAGGAGTGCTGAAATACAGTGAAAGTGATAGTGATTATGAATTAGACTGGGATGAACTCAGTAAACCTTTAAAGGAAGCAGTATAATATGCCTTTATATAATGTAAAAAATAAAAAGACTGGCGAAGTAAAAGAATTATTTTGTAGTTATGATGACAAAGTAAAGTATTTAGAAACCAATAAAGATTGGGAATCTATGATATCTGCACCAAATATCGGAGAAGCAGGTATCCTAGCAGGAACAGATGCTAGAAAAAAAGCAACAGGATTTAGAGATGTACTTGAAAGAGTAAGAACTAAAAATCCTGGAAGTAAGATAAACACAGAAGTATTTTAATATGCCCAGAGCGAAAAAAGCAGATGCTCCATCTGCTAAAGCAAAGTTGAAGATCGCCGATCTCAAACGAGTCGATCCTCTCAACGATAGTCAGAAAAAGTTTTTTGACTTCTATAATGATAAAAGTAAACAAATCATTATGGCTCATGGTGTAGCTGGTACAGGTAAAACTTATATTGCGATGTATAAAGCATTAGAGTCTGTACTGAATAAAGAGTTTGAGAAAGTTTTGATTATTCGATCTGCTGTACAAAGTAGAGAGATTGGTCATTTGCCAGGAGATCTAGAAGAAAAGCTAGAACAATATCAACTGCCATATAAACATATAGCATCGGCATTGTTCGCTAAGAAAGTAGATAATCTGGTTTATCCTGACCCATACGATAGGTTGATGACGCAACACAATTTAGATTTTGCTTCAACATCTTTCGTCAGGGGATTAACATTTGATGACACTGTAGTAATAGTGGACGAATGTCAAAATCTAAACTGGGAGGAACTTGACACAATTATTACAAGGGTGGGCGACCATTCTCGTATTGTGTTTTGTGGCGACTATCGCCAAACTGATTTAAGAAAGGGCACCGAAAGGGAAGGTCTTTTTAATTTCATGGAGATAGTAAGGCATATGAATAGTTATGCTCGTGTCGAGTTTACAGTAAACGACATCGTCAGAAGTGACTTAGTAAAAGAATATATCATTGCTAAGATTAAATCTGAAGATGCTAAACCTAAACAAACAAGGAGTAAACGATAATGTTAGATATTCTATTCTGGATTGCAGTTGGTGCTTTCATCGGCTGGAATTTTCCACAACCCTTTTGGGCGAGTTGGATTGAAACAACTGTAAAAGGTTGGCTTTCAAAAATTAATACAAAATAACTAAAAGGAGATATTATGCAAAAAGTTATTGATTGGTTGAAATGTGTAGGAGCAAAATTGTTTCCTGTTCTTGATACAAACAAAGATGGTGTTCTTGATAAAGAAGACTTTAAGTATCTTGAAAAGAAAACTAAAGACGAGCTCGAAGCACTTGGTCGTAAGATTGGTGTTGAACTAGACAAAAGACAAACCAAAGCAAAGTTAATTGCTGCAATTAAAAAAGCAAAAAAGAAATTAAAGGTGTAAGTGGAGCAGTAAATGGTAAACAACCTCTTCGTTTTCGTAAGAGGAATGCTATTCGCAGGAATGCGAAAGTTGTACCATTTCATCCCTGGCACCTTTATAAAGATTTTACAACAAAGGAGTAAATCAATGTCATTTGACAGAGAGAAACTAAGAGAAGAACTCATTCGCGATGAAGGAGTTAAATTCGAAATATACAACGACCATCTCGGTTATCCTACATTTGGTATCGGACACCTCGTCACAGAAGATGACGAAGAACATGGTAAAGCTGTAGGAACTGCTGTATCTGAAGATCGTTGCTGGGAAGTATTCGATACTGATGTAGAAAAGTTCGTCACGGAAGTGAAGAAAGTATATCCTGATATCGAAAGCTATCCTGATACTGTACAGAGAGTCCTAATCAACATGTGTTTTAACATGGGAGCACCAAGACTTGGTAAGTTCAAAAACATGAAAAAAGCAGTTGAAGCAGGTGACTGGAAACAGGCAGCAATTGAAGGAAGAGATAGTCGTTGGCACAAACAGGTACCAAATCGTGCTGAAAGACTTATGGTTGCACTTGAAGAAGTATAAGGATTTGCTTTTTAAGAAAGTAAAGACTATCATATACAAATATCGACGAAACCAGTCCAAGTGGGATGATAGATTTCATAAGGACAAAAACGGAAAGCCGATTGATATTAAGAAGTAAATATTATGTTTAATCATGTACCAATTGAAGTGGGTAAACTGAAGCAGGTAAATGCTGAAGGTGGGAGATATTATGAAACTCCCACTGGTGCTAAGTATCCTTCAGTGACATCTATTACTAGACTACAAAACATGGAATCTATCCAAGCATGGAAAGATAAAGTGGGTGAAGTAGAAGCTAGTAAAATATCTAGACGAGCACTCGCTCGTGGTAATAAGATACATCACTTAGCTGAGAAGTATTTACTCAACGAGGGTGATTTATCTGACGATTTCAGCAAACAAGATTTCGGTCAGATGATACCATATCTCGATAAAATTAATAACATTCACTGTTTAGAAACTCAATTATATTCAGACCATCTTGAAACTGCAGGTACTGTAGATTGTATAGCTGAATATGAAGGGAAACTAACAGTAATTGACTTCAAGACCTCTGCTAAAATGAAGAAGAGGGAATGGGTCAAAGATTATTTTATGCAGTGTTCAGCTTATGCTGTCATGTATGAAGAAAGGACTGGCACTCCTATTGAAAGAATGCTACTAATCATTAATGTTGAAGACCAAGGCATACAATTACTAGATGCTAAAAGGGATGACTACATTGAGGATTTTTTAGATCTAAGAAAAACTTATAGAAAAATGAAGGAGAACTAAAATGGAAGGAACTCGTTTAACCGACCAAGTGTTCTATATGCGTGAAGATAATGATTGGGTTTTGAAAAGAACTCAAGACTTGTTTAATGACAAGGATGTGGTAGTTTTTGGATTGCCTGGAGCATTTACACCTACATGTTCAGCTTTTCAGTTGCCAAAGTTTGAGGAGTTATATGATAACTTCAAGGACTTGGGTATGGATGAAGTTTATTGTACAGCTGTAAATGATTCTTTCGTAATGAATGCGTGGTTTGACCAACAAGGGATTACCAAAGTAAAACCTTTGCCTGATGGCAATGCTGACTTTGCTAGAAGTACAGGTATGCTGAATGACTTTACTAATAGAGGATTCGGTGAAAGGTCTTGGCGATACAGTATGTATGTTAAGAATGGGGAGATTAAATTACGATATGCCGAGTGGGGATACCCAGAAGCATGTCCAATTCAAGATCCTTTTGAAGTATCTGGTGCTGAAAAAATGCTTGAAGCACTTAAACATATAAAGGCAAATTAACATGGAGTATGGATATTTACAAGCAGGTCTAGTTGACTTTGCTATGGTATTCCTAGTCCTTGTTTTTTTAATTAACACTGGCTGGTTTACCCTATGGGGATTATCAGGTGGACTTAAAAAATTCTTCTCTTTCAAAAAGAAGAACAAAGAAATGGATGATGGGGGATGGTAGAAGATAACTGGAAACTCGGAGAAGAGGGCGATATTATTGACCAATTAAACAGTCCAGAACATAAGATTGATGAATGGTTTATGAACTATTCGGTTGGTTGTCCACATTTTGCTGATGAAGTAAGAGAAGAACTAATCGCACTCAGGGATGAAGAAAGATCGTTAAGGGATGTATATTGTTTGGCAGCAGCATTAACTATTAATGCTCGTGACCTCGTACATGATATCACTCAATCTATTATGGACTTTAATAAGTTAGGATTGAACGATGAACGAGATAATATACTAAAGCTGGTTCATAAAGCTATCAAAGACTTCACAGAGCATGGAGATGGTGACATGTATGGTGCACCAGAACTTAACTTAGTTAATGAAGGCAAGCACTTTATGGAGGGTGATGTGCGTCAAGCAGTCGCCATAGCTATGGGTGTACACCTAAATGACAGACATCCTGATATTGTAAGAATTAGAGAATTAGTGTCACTGATAAAGAGAGTGCATATTTTAATTTAATAAATACTCTTTACATCACGAAAGGAGGTCACTATGAAAGTAGCGAAACAAATCCTTATAATGATAACTCTGTTATTTATGGGAGTAGCAGTATCAATGGCAACTCAAGCATATGCCAGCTGGTCTTACCCCACAATAGTAAATACAGATAAGAAGGCATTTATAGTTTCAATGTCTCTGTGTGTTGACAGTATATACAGGCAAGAACCCAATCATCGTCATTTCCCAAAAGAACTAATTATAGCACAAGCCATACTAGAATCTGGTTATGGTACATCTCGCTTCGCACATGAAGCAAACAATCTATTTGGTATTCGTACATGGAATGAACAAACTCCTCATGTAAAACCAGTCACCCATCATAATGAATGGCATGGCTGGGGTGTCAAAGCATATCAGACTAAATGTCATAGTGCCTTTGACTTAGTAAGGATACTGAACGATTTACACTTTTATGAAAAGCTGAGGGATGCTAGGGATCGAGGTGAGGATGCACATATACTGGTACACTATCTAGAATCATTCTCAACTAACCCAGCATATGGTAAGTTGCTTGAGTCTATTATTAAAAACGACCTGAAATCTTAATAACACTAAATAGTTGTGTCGCAACTGAGAAATGGGTATATATCTCTTCTCAACTTAACTAAATAATAGTATCATAAACAAAGTAAACTAGGAGATACATAATGGCTATAGAAGTCGAAAAGATGGGAGTAGATCCCAACGCAAATTTGAAGACTCAAACTGCAGCAGAAGTAAGAATGCAGAAAGAGTTAGAAAGACAACTGAATAATGACGCAGGTCGAGCAAAAATAATTGAGACCTTTGCGGAAATCCAAGAAGCAGAAGCTAAAGGTGAAACTGTACCATCATGGGAAACAGATGAGAACCAAGAGGAATACAACTTTATCTTTAGAAATGGACAAGAATTTAATGTAATCGCACCAACACTTGAGTTTGCTAAAAAGCAATGCGAGTTATGGCTACAAGATTTTAAACATGTCGGTGAAGACTGGGAAGTTTTTGATGTTGAGATTACAGATCTAGAAGAAATAAAAGACAGATTTTACAAAGCACCAGTAATGAATGGTGGAAACTCTGAAACTGTTGTCGCTACTTTGCCGAATGAAAGTGAAGATTTCGTCAAGGCATTTGAAGCAGAAGATGAAGAGGATAAGAAACATTACTTCAAAATCTTAGAAGATAGTGAAGGCAATGTAATAGGCGAGGTTGAAGTCGATGCGCAAGGCAACGAATTAAAGGCAAAACCTGCTAAGAAAAAGGCAGCAAAAAAGTCTAAATAACACAAAAAAAGACCTAGTTTACAAAGGGGAGTCCGCAATGGCTCCCCTTTTTTGTTATAAGTCATTGATTTCATATAACTAATTAATCTAAAAAAAGAGACGATTTTACTTGACTTTTGGAGTCAATTAGGATACAATTGCTGTATAATTAAATAAAGAGGTAAATATATGACAATTAATATAACTAATAACTACGAATATTCAGGTGTAAATGCTGATGCGTGTGGGGATATTGAAAGAGTTTGTACTTTTAAACAAGGTATTAAACACTATGGTGTTCCAGGGTCTGCTTTTAAGGGTATGACTAAGGTTGCGTCTCTTATGAGAATGCGTGTGTCTGAGGATAAAGATGGTAAAGAGGTCAAAAGACCTACTTATTTCGCTGTTTTTGATGCTGATGAAATGCAGTCTAGAGCGAGAGCGTTTAAAAAGGGTGCTGCATAAGCACCCTCTAAGTGGTTGTATTCATTATGATAAATCTTCAAAAAAAAGTAAAAAAGTTCTTGACTTTTGGTCGTAAATGGAGTACAATCAACTTAATGATTAACAAAAAAAAGGAAAAAAATATGACTTTTAATTATGCTGAATATCGTGATATAATCGAAAATACTTGTGAAGCTGAAAATTCTGAAGGCGATCGATTCGACGCTTATGATAAACTGAGTGGTAAAACTGTATTTGACTTTGACCCAAAAGCTGGTCTTGGTCAATCTATATCTTTCTATAATGATGGTACTAATACTTATTTTGAAATTGGTGGTGCTTATATGAATGCTGGATTGATGATACTTCATGATATGTTATTTGATAATGCTGAGTATAAAAGTATTGTTGATAATATGGTTCGCGAATCTATTGAAGGTCTTAACGATTAATAATAATAAAGGAGAAAAATTATGAGTAAAATGGGTAATTTATATTTAGAGCTGACTGAAAGAGCTCAGGACTTTATCGCTGATTATGCCGATAAAAAATATTTAACATTACTAGATGCTAAAGATGCATTCTTAAATGAAAAAGGTGAGGATGCTGCTGGTGTATTTGATACTGAAGCTGAAGTTGCTTCTGAGTTAGGTATCATATAATGTTAGAAGCAATTCTATACTGGTTGATATTTCCTACACTAGGATTTACAATCTACTGTGCATGCGTGGCTTTATACCTGCATGCCAAAGAAACTTTCGGAGATAATATATGATGAAATATATCGTCACTATTGTTATCGTGTTAAGTTTCTTTTTATATCTAATGTCAAAAATCGGAGGTCTATAAGATGGCAATATTAGTAATAACAACTCAATACATGGAGAACTATGATGTTGACGAGGTATCTGAAGAAGGATACTGGAAATATAAAGGTGGTCATGACTTCATTGTTAATGATGTTGATGTTAATAATATTGCGTCAGTGGTGGACGAGATTAGTCCTTTGATTACATATTCTAATAGCATGTCTAGAGAATATGTGATTGACTGGTCAGTAAAATCTGACGACTTCGTACCACAATATGAGAAATCACAAAAAGA